TGCTGTTAGTTTTGTTAATCAAGTTGTTCTTTTTGATATTTGTTAGTGCATTACCAAACAATGCATAGGATAACGCATTAATAATAGTAGTTTTACCAGTACCGTTGCGTGATCCAGTGTCATCACCACCTTGATCTAGGTTTTCACCTAACACAAGTGTTAGTTGTTCACTGTTAAAGTCAACTGCTTGGGTAACATTACCCACACTCATAAAGTTTTTTACGGTTAAGTCTTTTATTTTGATCATGCTAACTCATTGTATATGTCTAGTAGTAGCTTCTTATTAAAGCTATCTGTGTCTAATGCACTAATTTCATTGCTTACAATCTGATCTACACTTTCAAATTGTGCAATATCAAGTTCTGAACTAATTTCTTCAATTAACTTCTGTGGAATAAGAGTAATCTCTCTACATTCATACTGTTCCATAAAGGTTTCTTTGATGTAACTTGCTTCTTCGTAGCTAATATCAATGTCAAGTGTTACTCTCAGGTACATATTAGGCTTGATAAGACTGTCCTTTTCGTCAATCAACTGCGATAGCTTAACTGTACGATACTTTGGACATTGTGGCCAGTTGATGTATTCTGGTTCTGCATCGTTCTCGCGGTCTAATATCATCATACCACGGTCATCATCCCAAGCATCAGCATAGTTGTGTGGGAAAGCATTACCAATGTAATGAATCTTACCTTGCTTCTGCCGTTTATGGAAGTGCCCACTGAACACATACTCTTGATGTTTAAAGTGTTCAGTACGCAAGTCGCCGTGATCTGGCATTTTAACCAATGCGTTCATATAGAAACTAGGTAATTCAAAGTGCCCAAACAAATATTTGGTTTGCAACTTCTCCATGCGTTTCCATTCTTCACCTACAAGCCACGGAACCAGTGCTACATCTTCGATAACCTGTATGTTATCTACTACTGTAATACCAGGAATGTGTCTTGCAAACTCTGTTGAGCTTACATCACGCTTGTCTTTGTAGTACAAGTCATGGTTGCCACTAAACATATAGAACTTTTCAAATGCTTCGCCTAGTTTTTCTAGGCTACGAATAGTAGCGTCCATGGTTGTAAGGTTAAGACTGTTACGATTATGATGCCAATCACCACAAAAGATGCCTGTTTCACATCCGTGTGCTTTAGCAGTCTCAATATACCAGTCAATAAAGTCTTCACAGTCCTGATTATGGACACGTGAATTGCCTTTCATACCAAAGTGTATGTCGGTAAACACCGCAGCTTTTTTAAACAATAGAAATACTCCACTTAGACTTTGATTATAAAAGAAAAAATCTTAATTGTCAAATTCTTTTTGCTTCTTTTCTTGATCTTCCATGAATCTTGCTAGTCCTGCTTCGTATTCGCCTTCCATTTGACGAGTGTAGCTAGGATCTAAGTCATTCATTTCAAGGATGTCGTCTCTGATTTTTTGATTGCGTTTTTCTAGGTTAATAACACGCACAAAGCTATTAGTAACAGCAGCGGTATAATAAGCAAAGGGGTTATTGGATTTAGATTCATCAAATTGTAGTCCTATCTGTGAAAGTTGTAAGATTGCTTGACCTTTCATTTCGTCATTGTAGGTATAACCACGAACATTACCTCGTCTTGCATAACGATCAACCAACATTAACCACATACTTGCAAGTGTTCTAGTTGCAACTCCGCGATCTTTGTTGAAATGTCCGTTTTCCATGCCACCTTCCCAGTGACTTTTGCCTACACATATTAAATTACCGTCGTCGTCAAATTTATAGTGTTGAAACGGAGGAAAATTTAATTTAACTTTATGGTCTGCCACTGTTTTTGGATTCTTTTTACGTCCAGGTTCGTCAGGAATATGATCAAACGTCATAATTCTAAAAATAAGTTCTTCTGTTTTTAAACTTTCTGGGTCAATGGCAAAATTTGCTTGCTTTACTTGCTTACCAGCTGCTTTTGCTTCGTCATATGCTGCCGTTGACAATGCTTTTGCTTTGTTTTCTTTAGCTTCTTGAATGGTTGTTTGGTTTATTTTATCTATACTTGATAATATGATATTGTAATCTGCATACTCTTTGGAAACAAAACTACAAAAAGAATTTTTACTTTTGTGTATTTCTTTGAGCATGTCCTTATTATTAAGATAATTTACTTTTTTTCTAGCCATGGCTACTCCTATACTGTATTTATTATAATATACGCAGATAATTTTGTCAACTAAATACTGTAAGGAGATTTCTATGGCAGACAACACTCAATATATCACACAAATTCTAGAAAGTATAGGGTCTGTGTACTCGGGTACAAGTGTATACAGTAACAACGGCGTATTAGGATCGGAAGACCCGTCATTGAAGACAAAAATGGCAATGTCAACTGGAGAATTTGCACAAAACCCTAATTTAGTAGGATCATTGATTCGCCGTAGATCGTTGCCACCTGGTGCTCAGCCTGCTCCGGTAAAGATAACAAGTGCTACTTTTAGTTCATCGTCTTACAACAATACAACTGAAAATTGGAGAGTGCGTTTAAGTTTGCCAGCTTCTAGTACATTTAGGACTAGTCCGTTGTTAAAGCCGTTAGTTGATACAGACAATAGCATGATATGGCCTACAACTCCTAATATAACACTAAGTCATAGTGCAAGTTACAATATGTTAAGTTTATTGCATACAAATTATGCATTTCCGACTTATAAACAATCTCAAGCAGATCCTATTACTGTTTCGGGCTCGTTTCCTGTTCAAAGTGTGTCTGATGGCCAATATTGGGTTGCAGCGATACATTATTTGCGTAGTATAAGCAAAATGCACTATGGAGAAACTAGTGATAAAGGATCTCCACCGCCAATGGTAAAGTTAAATGGATATGGTGACTTTGTTTTTAATAATGTTCCTTGTGTTGTTACCAACTTTACTGTTGATTTATCAAACGGTGTTGATTATATTAGAGTTCCTTTATTAGGAGAATCAGGAAACACAGAAGAATTTACCTATGTTCCTACTGATAGTACCATAAGCGTAACACTTCAACCGATATACAGCAGAGGAAAAGTTAGCGAATTTAGCTTTGACGACTTTGTTAAAGGTAATTTAAGAGATGAAGGATTTATTTAATGGCACAATATACTAAAACTAGTCCTTGGTACAAAACAAAAATCAGTGATTCAGGCGAAATGGGTATATTAAATATCAGACCTGTGCCTGCAGAGGACGACGATATCTTATATAAAATAGAACCTCAGTACAACCACAGGCCTGATTTGTTAGCGTTTGACTTATATGGTTCTCATAAACTTTGGTGGGTCTTTGCTCAGCGTAATATGAATGTTATATCCGATCCGTTATACGATTTTAGACCAGGAGTTGAAATATATTTGCCAAAGGCCAGTAGTTTAAAAAAGGTTTTAGGATTATAATATGGCACCACAACCAAACCCGTTAAGACAATATGCTAGTTTTAACACAATATTTGAATTAGCTGTTCTTACACATGATGAGGAACTGTTTCCGGATGAGACTTATCGTCAAAATCCTCCGCAGCTTCCTATTTGTCGTAACGGCGGCGGTGCAACTAACGCTGTAACTACTTTTTTTGAAGAACAATTAGGTAAAAAACTAGAATATGTAATAGATAATGTTGAAATTGAAGGATTGGTAACACCAAACAGTAGAACAAGAACAACAAACGCTACTAGTATAATGTTTCAAGTAACTGAACCTTATAGTATGGGGTTATTTTTACAAACTTTAAAAATAGCAGCAACACAAGCAGGACATACAAACTATCTAGCAGCACCTTTTTTGTTAATAATTGATTTTGTAGGCTATGACGACAACGGAGTTGCAATACAAGCAACCGAAACGTTGCCATTAAGAAGATTTGTTCCTATAAAATTTACAAATATTGAATTTACTGTTAATGAATCTGGAACAGTATATGATGTTCAAGCAATGCCTTGGAATGAACAAGCGTTAACCGATCAAATAGATCAAATAAAAACAGATATAAGCATTACTGGTAACACACTTGTTGAAATGTTACAAAATGGTCCAAACAGTTTAACAACTATTATGAATGGACGTTTGCAAGAACGTGTAAATGAAGGACAAAACGCTGAAGCAGACGAAATTGTAATAACATTCCCTCAAGATATTTCTAGTGGAGTTACTAGAGACAAATTTTTAGATAGCCAAGATGATGCAGGTTCTACTGTAAGTACTAAGCCAGCGGGATCTAGTAGCAGCGGCGGCAGCTCTGGCGGTAGCGGACTTTTTGGTGCAGTTGTTGGTGCAGTTGTTGGTGGAGTAATTAATGGTGCATTAAACGGATCATTACAATCTAGTGTTAGCGGTATTTTAAATGCATTTAAAAGCGGCGATGTAAATGCAATATATCAAAGTATTACTGGTTTCCTTGGAGTAGAAGCACCTCAAAATTTTGAAGGATTTTTGAGTAGTGTTGTTGGAATGGTAATGAATAAAAGTAGCATGGGAGAAAACCTCTCAATTATATCGCAAGACTCAGGCAGCGTTAACGCTTTAGGTGGAAGTAATTTTATTAGCAGTCATACAGCTGATGGTAGACCTCCAATGGGCAATAGTGGGTTGCAATATGATCAACGAAATAAAGTTTTTACAAGAGGTAAAAATGTTGTAAGTACAGATGAACGTGTATTTCAGTATGCAGCAGGTACAAAAATAACAAAAATCATTGAAGAAGTAATTCTTGCAACTGATTGGGCAAAAAATGTTGATCAACGTGTTCCAGACGAAAACGGAATGATTGATTGGTTTAGAATTGAAACAAGATGTTTTACTAAACAAAATCCTACACAAAATAGTCAAAACGGCTATAAAGCAATGGTATATGAATATCGTGTAGTTTTATTTAAAGTACATCATAGTGTGTTACAAAAGCCAAACGACCCTACAATAGGGTACAACAGCCTAAGAGAAAAAGCAGCTAAAGAATACAATTATATCTATACAGGTCAAAACGAAGAAGTAAAAAGATTTGACATTAAACTAAACGCAGTATTTTTTCAAGCAACTCAAGCAGATACAGGTCAAAATAACATAGATAGACAAACTGGCGGAATTTCAGAGCATACTGTTAAAGAAGATACAGATGCACAAACTATAACATCTACAACAGGTACTCAAAGTGCTACAGGTCAGCCGATGATGGTTGAATTGGTAGAAAACAGCACAGTTGTAGGAGGCATGGGCACAGACGCTAAACGACAAACTGCACTAAGATTCCACGAATTAATTATTAATAGTGATGTTGATTTGGTAACATGTGAATTAGAAATATTAGGAGATCCGTTCTTTATATTTGACAGCGGAATGGGTAACTATACTGCACCTATAGAAAGTCTAAACGTAACTCAAGACGGTACAATGGAATATCAACGAAGTCAAGTCGATATTCTTTTAAATTTTAGAACACCGATAGATTATAATGATGAAACAGGAACAATGACATTCCCTGAAGATACTATTCCTGTTGATGCGTTTAGTGGATTGTACTATGTAACATCTCTCACTAATTCAATTAACTCGGGCGAGTTTACACAAAGATTAAAATTGATAAGACGTAGAAACCAAGAACAAGATACTAACACAGCTGGCAGCGACGATTTAGCAATTAATGTTACAACTGCTTCGCCTTCACAACAAAGTCATACAGCATTTTAATGGAGATTTAAATGGCAGAAAATAACCCAAAGGCAGAATTAACAAGATCAGCAGACTCTGGAGAAACTCCAAAGAAAGCTGGCCCGTATATTGCTAGAGTTATTGAACATTTAGATAGCTTGTATCTTGGTGGATTAAAAGTTCAGTTGTTAAAAACTGGAGAAGCTGGTAATATTGGCGAGACATTAGGACAAACTATTGAAGTTTTTTATGCTAGTCCGTTTTACGGATTAACAAACAGTCAAAATGGTCCAGGAAAAAATGATGATTTTGCAAATACACAAAAAAGTTACGGATGGTGGGCAGTACCACCTGATCCTGGCAGTTTAGTTCTTGTAACCTTTGTAGAAGGCAACCAAGATTATGGATATTGGTTTGCTTGTATTCCTCAAAGAGGCATGACATACATGCTTCCTGCAGGTGATCCAGCAACTGAACAGACTTCGGGTAAAATTCCAAATGGTTATGCTGGTAAACCCTTGCCAACAGGTGAATACAACAAAGCAATTACTAAACCAGCTGCTAACAATGTTATAAAATACAAAAGACCGGTAAACGAAGAACTAGTTGAAAAACTAATTGAGCAAGGATTAGTTGAAGATCAAGTGCGTGGCATTACAACAACTAGTGCTCAACGTGAAACACCTAGTGCAGTTGTAGGTTTTAGCAGTCCTGGACCACTAGATAAACGTGGAGGCAAACCTACTGCACCGGTTGGTGTTAAAGAATCCAAAGCAAATATACCAGTTAGTAGACTAGGTAGTAGCAGTATTTTTATCGATGACGGTGATGACAAACAAATACGTAAAGGATCACCAAAAGATACTGAATACAAATACATGAATAAAGAAGCAAGCGAACAAGGCGGCGATGTAACTATTCCAGCAAACGAAATGATTCGTTTAAAAACACGCACAGGTGCTCAAATATTAATGCACACAAGCGAAGATTTAATTTATATCAATAATAGTCGCGGTACTTGTTGGATAGAAATGAGTAGTAATGGTAAACTTGATGTATATGCACAAGATAGTATCAGTTTTCACACAGAAACAGACATGAATTTTACAGCAGATAGAGACATTAACTTTGAAGCTGGTAGAAATATCAATATGATTGTCAATGAAAATATATTTCAAAGTGCAGCAGGTAATTTAGAAGTCAAAGTTGGTGCTAATGGCAATATTACAGCTGGTGCAGAAATCAATACAAAAAGCGGTGCAGACACCAAAATTACTGCTGGTGGCACAGCATGGATTGATGGTGGTCCAGATGTACAACTTAATGGCGGCGGCAGTGCAGCAGAAGCAGTTAAAGCTAAATTTCCATTCCGTGTTCCTCAACACGAGCCGTGGGATGGTCATGAAAACTGGAACCCATCGGAAACTGTACCAGACAAAACTGAAGCAGTTGCAGATGCAAGCAAAGATATTCACTATGAAGATAGAAAAGTTCAGACAGATAGAACGCCTATGAATGAACTATAAATATTATAGTAAGAGGGAGTAATTATGGCAGATACATGGCCGGTAAACGATGGCGGAGTTGGCACACAAAGTAGTACTGAAATTGGCTACGGTCAAGGCCAAGTAGATCCGCGACTAGCTAGTGCAGCAGGAATAGGTCCGTCATTAGCCGGAAGTCCAAGTAGTACACAAGCACCTAGTAGTCAGACCGAAGCAGCAAGCGAAACACCCCCGCCGGAAACATTTGCAGGACTTACACCGGGATTAGAATTTCTTGCACCGAGAACTGCTATTCAAAGTTTAACAGGAGAAGGTGTACTTTTAAACCCAGATTCGTTTTTGCAAGGGTTGCAAGGCAGTCTTAGTTCGATACTCGGCGGTGCATTAAACAATCTTCTTTCCGGGTTACCGCCTGTGATGCAAGACTTTTTAAATGCAACAGGAATAACCGGTGCGTTAAGTGGAATGGTAGAGCAATTAAGTGCAGGATTAAGTCAAGCACTTGGGTCTATATCACAAGGATTATCAAATGCAGTAGGACATATTGCAGGCGAATTAGGTAATGCTTTAACAAGCATTCCTGGAGTTGGACCTGTAATTGAAGAATTAGGCAATGCTGCTAGTGGAATAGTTTCTAGCTTGCAAGAAGGATTTAATTCATTAACACCTGAATTACAAGCAATTGCATCTGATGCAGTTGGTGCAGTTGGTGCAAGTGTGTTAAGATCTCCTAATTTAGCATCTACTATATCAGCAGCAACTTCAGGACAAATTTTAGGACAAATGCGTTTTGCTGAAAATCCTGCAGATGGTTTTAACAGACTAGCAAGTGCTGCAAGAGGTGCAGACGAATCGTTCTTCCCACAAACAGGTAATCCTGTATTTGCAGATTTAGCAGCTAGAGCAATAACAGCTGAACGAGAATTTCAAAGAGTATTACAACAAGATGGCGATAGATTTGCTTTTGCCTTAAACCCACAACGAGCAGAAACTGCCTTAGCAGAAGCATCAAGTAACATCCGCAGAGTTAGCGGCGGTGCTATACAAATAGGGTAAATACAGTATGGCAGAACAACAACTATATAAAAATATAACCATAGACACACCAACAGTAGATAGTCCTGTACGCTCAAAGGCATACAGAGGATTGAGCACGGTTAATCCTTCTGTTAAAAACTTTAAATTATACGATTTAGCATTAATTAAACAGGACATTGTTAACCATTTTCATATACGTCAAGGTGAAAAACTTAGCGATCCTACATTTGGTACAATAATTTGGGATATTTTATATGAGCCGTTGACCAGTGAAATTAAAGAAGCAATTATTAAAAATGTTACCACTATTGTAAACTATGACCCTCGTGTAAACGTACAAAAAGTTGAAGTTTCTGAGTACGAAAGTGGCATAGAAATTAAGTGTCAATTGTCCTATTTGCCTTATAATATTAGCGAAACTGTGCAGCTAAAATTTGACCAAGCAAACGGTCTACTTTAATGTACGCACTTTTTGAATCCAGATAAATATCATATAAAGCAAGGAATACGACATGTCAAGCACTGAGCGTCAAAACAGACTTCTTCTGGCAGAAGATTGGAAAAGAATTTATCAAAGTTTCAAGTATGCAGACTTTGAAAGTTATGACTTCGACAACCTACGTCGAGTAATGATTAATTATATACGTCAAAATTATCCTGAGGATTTCAACGATTATATTGAAAGCTCAGAATATCTTGCACTTATCGATCTTATTGCATTTTTAGGTCAAAACCTTGCTTTCCGTACTGACCTAAATGCTCGTGAAAACTATATCGAAACTGCTGACCGTAGAGAAAGTGTTCTTAGACTAGCACGTTTAATCAGTTACAATCCTAAAAGAAACCAAGCAGCAAACGGTCTTTTAAAAATTGAAAGTGTTAGCACTACAGAAGATGTGTTTGATAGTAATGGTGTTAATTTAAGTGGACAAACAGTTTTATGGAACGATGGTTCAAATGCTGATTGGTATGAGCAATTTATTAAAATTATAAATGCTGCATTGCCAACAACTAATACATTTGGTCGTCCAGTTAAAAAAGAAACTATTAATAGTGTGCTAACTGAGCAATATAGATTTAATGCAAATAGTACAAAAATACCGTTATACAGTTTTACAAAAAATATTGATAGTAACAGTGTTAGATTTGAAATTACAAGTACTAATTTTGAAAATAATACAATATATGAAGAAGAGCCGTTTCCAGGAAATAAACTAGCGTTCTTGTACAGAGATGATGGGCAAGGTGCTGGATCGAATAACAGTGGATTTTTCTGTCATTTCCGCCAAGGCTCTATGCAAAACAACATATTTGCAATCAACAACCCGACTCCAAATACAGTAGTAAATGTTGATACTACAAAAATTAATAATAGCGATGTATGGTTATATAAACTTGATAGTAACAATTTAGAAAGTGAGTTGTGGACTAAGGTTGATAGCATTGAAGGCAACAATATCATTTACAACAGCATTAACAAAAACATTAGAACTATTTACAGTGTTCTTAGCCGCGTAGATGATAAAATTAGCCTAATTTTCAGTGATGGCGTTTTTGGTGAATTGCCAAAAGGTTCATATAAACTTTACTATAGAACCAGTCTTAACAAGCAATTAAAAATACTACCAAGTGATTTAACAAATATCAACCTGCAAATTCCTTACATTAGTAAAGCAGGTAGAGAAGAAACACTTAACTTGTATTTAGAATTAAAATACACTGTAACAAACGGTACAACTAGCGAAGAAACAGCAAGCATTAAAGCAAATGCTCCTAGTACTTACTATACACAAAACCGTTTAATTACAGGTGAAGATTATAACGTTGGTATTTCGAGTGTAAGTCAAGAAATTATTAAAACAAAAGCAGTTAACAGAACTAGCAGTGGTATTAGTAGATATTTTGATTTACGTGATGCATCAGGAAAATACACAAACACATTAATGTTTGGAAACGACGGTGTTATCTACAAAGAAACATTAAATGATTATACTGGATTTGAATTCACAACAAGAACTGACATTGAAGCAGTTATAAGAAATCAAGTTGAACCTATATTAAAAACTGATAAAATTAAAAATTATTACTTTAGAAACTTCCCTAGAACAGAAGCAGTTTCTGAGTTAAACTTGACTTGGGTAAATGTTACTACAGATACAAATAGAAGCACAGGTTATTTTGTAGATGAAAACAATTTTAAAGCAAGTGTAAGTTCTTATACACAGAGTATTTTGCGTTTTATTGAACCAAATGCACTATTAAAATTTGAAGCACCTACAGGCTACTTTTTTAGAGGAAATAGAATTGTTGCAGGAACGCCAACTGAAGTTGGTGACTTAACTTATCGTTGGGTTAAAGTAATAAGCATTGTTGAAAACGGAACAGTTGTTGATAATGATACAGGATTAGGTCCAATTGTATTCAACGATATTATTCCGTCTACAGATTTAGTTAAAGCAACTCTTAAACAAATTATTCCTGTATTAGCAACAAGTATTTCTACTGATGTAACTCGTCAAGTAGTAGATCAGATATTTGCTTACAAAACTTTTGGTTTACGTTACGATACAGAAACAAGAACTTGGAGAGTTATTACAAACACAAACTTGAATTCAATATCTCCATTTAGTTTAGGTAAAACAGGTGATAACACAAATCAGCAACTTGATGCTAGTTGGTTATTATTGTTTGAAACAGATGGCGAAAAATACACAGTTACATCTAGAGGATCAAGATACATTTACGAAAGTGAAGAGCGTATAAGATTTTACTTTGATGGCAATAACAAAATCTATGACAGTAAAACAGGAAAAGTTATCAAAGATAAAATTACTCTTTTGAGTAACAACAATCAACCTGATAGTTTAAGTAGTTTTACTAATAGTTTTGTATGGGAAATTAAAAACGAGTTCAAAAACAGTGCAGGATATGTTGATAGTAAAAAAGTAGAAATTGGTTTTTACGACAGCGACAACGATGGTGTTATTGACGATCCTGATATTTTTGATCATTTTGTTGCTCCAACAGTAAATCCGTTAACCAAATATATTTTCCAAAAGAAAGCAACAATAAACAAGACAGAAACATACAACTATGTTGATGCTGTTGCAGAAAATATAACAGTGGTTAGAAGTGAAGCATCGATTGGTGCATTTAGTCAATATGATAATGGTGCTGTTTTTTATCTTGTAGAAAAAGATATTTTTAAAGTATTAAACACTGCAACTAATACGCTGGCACAAACAGCCAATTACCAAGCGTTTGTTGGGCGTAGCGGAATTAAATTTGAATATTTACATGCTGCTGATGATACAATGAGAATTGATCCAAGTAGTAGCAATATCATGGATGTATATCTGTTAACAAGAACATACGATAATGATTATAGAGATTGGATTTCTGGTAAAACAACAACTAAACCTCTTCCTCCTAGCAGCGATAATTTATTCCTTAACTACGGTCAAGAAGTTAATAAAATTAAAAGTGTTAGTGACGAAGTAATTTATCATCCAGTAAAATACAAACCACTTTTTGGTAGCAATGCAAGTGTTGATTTACAAGCAGAAATTAAAATTGTAAAAAATATTGAAAAAATTGTAAACGACAACGAAGTAAAAGCAAAAACAATTGATGCAATAAATGAATTTTTTGCATTAGAAAATTGGGACTTTGGCGAAACGTTCTATTTTACAGAACTATCAACATATATTATGAATAAACTTTCGCCAGATGTTGTGAGTGTTGTTCTTGTTCCAGTTCAAGAAACACAGAGCTTTGGAAGTCTTTATGAAATAAAATCAGAAAGTGACGAAATCTTTATTAGTACAGCAACAGTTGACGATATCAAAATTATTGATGCAATCACAGCAAGCAGATTACAAGCATCTGGTGCAGTAATTTCAAGTAGCACTACTGCAAATTCAGGTGTACAAAGTAACACAGCCTCAAGCACATATATTATTACCGGCGGAGATAATGCATAATGGCATACAACGATAACCAGAACGAATATCCACTACCAACAGGAAAGAATGACCCAAGACAGACTAGTGAATTCTTACCTCGTTATTTTAGAACTGATGCAAACAAAAAGTTCTTAGGTAGTACATTAGACCAGTTCACTAATTCTGGTGTTGTTGAAAAACTTAGTGGATTTGTTGGACGCAGAGAAGCAAAAGCAGTATCAGTAGATGACAATTATGTTGATGATATAAATGCATTTAGAAACAACTATCAATTTGAACCAGCAACAGTTTACGAAGATAAGTTTGGAAATGCAAAGTTTTACAAAGACTACAAAGATCTAATCGGACTAGTTAATGTTTATAAAGGTACTACTGCTAACCATAGCAAATTAAACGAACAAGAATTTTATGCTTGGAACCCTCACATTGATTTTGATAAATTTAGTAATTTCCGTGAATACTATTGGTTACCTAACGGTCCTCAAGAAGTACCTGTAAAAGGACAAGCACTAGGAATTACAAGCACATATCAAATTAAAACTGTTATCGACGATGATAATACTGCATTAATTTTTACACCTGATGGAAAGACTAGAAATCCTCGTATTAAATTATACAGAGGACAAACATATCGTTTTGAAGTAAACACAGACGGTAGTCCAATTAGTATTGCAACTAGTCGTAGTGTTAAGCCCGATCCTTTAAGCGAAAGCATTTCGTTAATTTCAACACTTTACACAGAAGGTGTTACACTGTATCCTGAATTAGATCCGTTGATCGAACCTGAATATTTTATTGAAGATGGATACATTGAAAAGGGTGTAATAGAATTTACAATTCCTGAAAATGCACCAGATACATTATATGTTGTAAGTCAATTTGATTTAGATACTAGTTGTGCATTTGATGTTTTTAGCATCGAAGAAAACAGTGTAATTGATGTTGAAGCAGAAATTATTGGTAAAAAAACTTATACTACCAGCGATGGTTGGTCGTTGTCAAATGGTATGAAAGTGTATTTTATTGGCAATGTAACACCGGAGACATATGCAACTGGGTTTTATTATGTAGAAGGTGTTGGTTCTAGTATTTCGTTGGTACCAGTTATTGACTTGCAAGTTCCAGCAGCGTTTACACAAGACACTGTAATTCCATTTGATACAAATGGTTTTGATCGTGTTCCTTTTAGTGATGCAAAAAGCTATGCAGGTACTAAAGATTACATTGTAATGGCAAGAACAGATAGTAGTAAAAATGCATGGTCAAGATATAATCGTTGGTTCCACAAAGACGTCATTGCAAAAAGTGCAGAAATTAACAATCAATTAATGGACTTAGATCAAAGTGCTAGAGCCAAACGTCCAATTATTGAATTTGAAGCTGGCATTAGATTGTTAAATCATGGTACTAAAAAGAAAAACACAGTTGACTTAATAGACACATATACAAAAGATGTTTTTAGCACCATTGAAGGAAGTATAGGACATCATGTTGATGGAGTTGAACTAGTTGAAGGTATGCGTGTATTATTTGTAGCAGATCCTGATTTAATGGTCAACGGAAAAATCTATAAAGTTACATTTATAAGACATCTAAACAATTATCAAATAAGTTTAATCGAAGATGAGGATGCATTACCTTTTGAGGACGAAACAGTTTTAATTCGTTCAGGTAACGATTATGCTGGCCGTATGTTCTGGTACAATGGTACAGAATGGGTAATGGCTCAAGATAAAACAAAAGTTAACCAACCTATTATGTTTGATTTGTATGACGAAAACGGTATTAGTTTTAGCGATACAAATTACTATGATGCTACTGATTTTAAAGGAAACAAAATTTTCTCTTATAGAGAAGGCGAAGGTGTAAATGATATTGAACTAGGATTTCCATTGGTTTACAAAAACCTAGTAAACAGTGGAGACATTATATTTGATAACAATATTCAAACTGATACGTATTCGTATAAAGTTAATCAACAAACATATACAATTAATAGTGATGTTGGATTTTTTAAAGTTTACGATGCCTTAGGCGAAACATTTGAATATGCTAACGGATGGACAAAAGCCCACACACTTAGCAGACAATTTGTAGTTCAAGGATTTACAGGTCAAGAACGTGTAAACAACTTGCCAATTGACGTTTATAATAACAGTGCTAGTTTAACAGACTTAATTGTTAAAGTTTATAAAAATAACGATACACTAGTCGAAGGTGTTGATTACTCATTGGTAAATGTTAATACAACACGTAGAGTTGTGTTAAACACAGACCTTGAATCAACAGATATTGTTGTTATAAAAACATATACTACTGCTGATAAAAACGATAACGGTTATTATGAGATACCTAGCAACTTTGAAAATAATCCGTTAAACAACAATCTATCAGAGTTTACATTTGGTCAAATCAACGAACATATAACCAGCATTACACAAGACTTGAATGATTTTGTAGGCATACAGCCAGGTGCAAATAATTTGCGTGATTTAGGAAATGTATCGTCTTACGGAACTAAGTTTGTTCAACATAGCGGTCCTATCAATTTGCCGCTGTATCATTTAGCAGACGAAAATGCAGACATACTAAAATCAATCATTTTTGCAAAAGATGAATATTCAAAGTTTAAAAAGTCTTTAATTCAAATTGCTGAAAACATTGGTGTTGATACAACATCTAAAAAGATGTTTGAATTGGTAATGAAAGAATATGTTAAAACAAAAGCAAAAACAATGCCGTTTTACAGTTCTGACATGATCGGTTTTGGCGGATACAAAGAATTAGAATATACAGTTTTAGATTATAGAAATCCTTATTTTGCATTAAGCACACCATTTAATTTAAATTCATTAACAAACAGAGCAGTGTATGTTTACTTAAACGGTGAACAACTTGTGCATGGTGTGGATTACACATTTACTGACGAAGGATTTGTATTAATTACTGCAACATTAGCCAATGATGATATTGTTACTATCAACGAATACGAAAATACTGAAGCAAGTTATATTCCGCAAACACCTAGTGTATTAGGAATATATCCAAAGTATGTTCCAGAAAAGTTTGTAGATACTAGCTATGCAGAACCTGTAGAAGTTATTAGGGGTCACGACGGTAGTATTACTATTGCATATGGCGATTACAGAGATGATTTATTAATAGAACTTGAACGTAGAATTTTTAACAATATCAAAGTTGAATACAATCCAAGTATATTTGATATTGCTGATTATGTACCTTCGTTCTATAGAAATACTGGAATTACACATTCACAAATAAACAATATATTAATCAGCGAATTTGTTAAGTGGGTAAGAAAAGCAGGTAATCTAAACTATACCGATGGAAGTATTATACAAGAAGGTGAAACTTTTACATATAATTACAGTCGTTGTGTAAATGCACAAGGACAACAGCTTCCGGGTTTCTGGAGAGAAATTTATAAAAATGCATTTGACACAGATCGTCCACATACACATCCTTGGGAAATGCTAGGATTTAGCATTATGCCTAGCTGGTGGACTGATGTTTATGGTCCTGCACCGTATACTAAAGATAACTTAATACTTTGGAAAGATCTCGAAAAAGGCGTAATTAGAGAGCCAGGCAAAGCAGTTATTAGAAACAAAAAATATCTACGTCCTGGTCTAGTAAACAATATACCTGTAAATGAATACGGTGAATTAATAAGTCCGTTAGAATCTAATTATGCAAAAGAATTTAGTTTTAGAACACAAACTAGAAGTTTTGCATTTGGAGACGGTGCACCAGTTGAAACTGCGTGGAGACGCAGCAGCGACTATCCATATTCTTTAATGATGGCTTTAATTGTTTTAAGACCAGCAAGAGTGTTTGGCTTAACATTTGACAGAAGCAGAATTAAGAGAAATTTTGTAGGTCAGTTAGTTTACGAAGATACTGAAAAAAGATTAAGAACCAAAGATTTAGTATTTCCAAAAACTAAAAACAACAATAATGTTGTGTATACAGCAGGTTTAGTAAATTGGATTGCAGAAGCAATATACACCAATGTTGATACAACTATGCAATCATATATTGAAGAACTAACAAATTTAAATCAAAAAATGGCATTTAAACTTGCTGGTTTTGCAGAAAAAGAAAAACTAAAACTTATACTTGATAGCAGAACTCCATTAAACAAAGGAAACGTATTTGTACCTAGTGAGAACTATAAAATAAAACTCACTACAAGTAGTCCTGTTGAAATTGTAAATTACAGTGGTGTTGTAGTTGAAAAAACATCTAAAGGTTACAAGGTAAAAGGATACGATATTGAAAATCCTGTGTTTAAATATTTTAGAGCTGTTCCGACTCAAGTTGATCCATCATCGACAGTAGGTGGAATCAGCGAAAGTTATATTGAGTGGTCAGAAAATAAAACTATTGTTGCAGGTAAGGTTGTAAGATACAACAATCAGTTTTATAGAGCAACAACTACACATGATACAACAACAAGTTTTGTTAATTCGAATTTTTCACGTTTAAAAGAACTTCCGGTGTTTGGTGGTGTTACAGCTTATTTTAGAAAAACATTTGAAGAAAACCCTACAGTATTACAATATGGTACTGAGTTTGGCAATGTTCAAGACTTGATAGATTTTCTTTTAGGATACGGAAAATACTTAGAATATCAAGGATTTGTTTTTGATTACTTTAATAGTGAATACAATGTTATCGAAAACTGGAAACAAATTGCCAAAGAATTCCTTTTCTGGACAACACAGAATTGGGCAGCAGGAACAATTATTACATTAAGTCCAGCTGCTAATAAACTAGTGTTTAGTAGAAATTATTACACAGTATATGATGTACATCAAGGCAAGTTTGGTTATGGATTGTTAAATGAAAATGGAAATCAAATTACATCTTCTTTTAGCAATATTAATAGAGACAACAGTACACAATTTAGTGTAATACCAGTTAACACCGAACAAGGAATTTATTTTGCAAAACTTTTACTAGTGCAAACAGAACATGTAGTGTTAATTGACAATACCACTGTATTCAATGATACCATTTATGATCCTAATGCCGGGTATAGACAAGAACGTATCAAAGTTTCAGGTTATAGAACTGATGAGTGGAATGGTACATTAAATATTCCAGGATTTATTCTTGATGATGTTGTTATAACAGATTGGGAACCATACCAAGATTACACAATTGGTGATCTAGTAAAATACAAAGAATTTTATTATTCAGCAAAAAATACACACACTGGTACTGAAGTATTCGAAGATACAAACTTTAATAGATTACCAGAAAAACCAGAAAGTGCGTTAAAACCTAACTGGGATTATCGTGTAAAACAATTTGCCGATTTTTATGATTTAGACACTGACAATTTTGATAGTGAGCAACAACGTCTTGCACAGCATTTAATTGGCTATCAAAAACGTGAATACCTTGGCAATATCATAACTGATGATATTAGCCAATATAAATTCTATCAAGGATTTATTCAAGATAAGGGTACTAACAATTCACTTACAAAATTGTTCGATAAATTAGGCAGTGCTGATAGAGATAGTTTACAATTCTACGAAGAGTGGGCATTCCGTGTTGGACAGTATGGAAACACTGACACTTATAAAGAGTTTGAATTAGCACTAGACGAATCGAAATTCCGCATAGAACCACAGTTATTGCAACTGGTACAAAATGTAGATAATACTAGAACAGATTTAACATATCAATATCCAAGTAAAGATGTTTACATAAAACCAGAAAACTACAATAATGCTCCGTTGCCTGTAAAATTTACATCAGACGAAGTAAGCAAAACTGCTGGATATGTAAAACTTGATCAGATAGATTTTATTGCTAAAACATTTAATGATATTTTAGCATTGGATATTACTGGTGTTAATATTGGTGATTGCGTTTGGGTACCCGAGTACAAAAATACATGGAATGTATATCAGCATGTAATTGTACCTGCTCGTATTATTAGAATTGACAGCACTGACACAGGTTTTAGAGCAACCTTTAATAAAAATATAAAATTTGAAGTAGACGATTTAGTAGGTTTAAGACAAATAAATTCCGAAGTAGATGGATTTAGATTTGTTACAGCAAAAGGTCCTAACTATGTTGAGTTTGCACTAAACACACCTCTTACCGATAGCAGTAAAGACCTTAGCGATAGTACAACAGGTGTTGTAACTCAAATGCTATCAAAAAGACTTGAAACACTTGATGATGCAAATACATTGTTTATAAACAAAGGTGTTACAGCCGGCGACAAAATTTGGATTGATAACATTGGCGATGAAAAGTTTGCCACATACGAAAATCAATTTGCCTACTCTCAAAAACAAGAATTACCAAACGGCGATAATGATAGATCATTTGGTGATGCTATTTGCGGAAACAGTAGTAATACAATTTTAGCAATAGGCAAAAAAAATTCAAACCAAGTAGTTGTTTATAGTCGTAGTAGTGAACTAGGAAGTTATGTTCAAAGTCAAGTTATTGATTATCCAAACTTGTTCTCTGATCCTGATACTGGGTTTGGTACAAGTGTAGATATAACTGCTGATGGACAATATCTGTTTGTAGGTGCTCCATATGCATCAAACGTATTAAGTAGATATGTTGGAGAAATTACACCAGGCAGTGCTTATAGT